TGGCGCACGTTCAAACCATATTGGACTACTACACAAGTTTAGGTATGAAAACCAAAAACTTGTTATGGTGGGTAGATAGTAAACAGTACGATTATCTTGAAAAAATTGCCGTAGATTACGCTAAAAACAAAGGTGTCGATGTCTCTATCGTATTGGAAGCCAAAGACAATTTAATTTTGAAATTCGGATTTAACGGTTTTGATATGTCCGAGTATCAAATCAGGTTTAAGAAATGGCATTTAACAGATGGAAACAGTCCGTTTGGAAAAACACGTATTAAAGATGTTATGCCAAAAGCATTTATTGTACCTGACGGCTTAGTACCTACAAAAATAAACGGTGTACCGAAACTCGTGCCTTATTTATTCAAAGTTTATAAAGACGAGGAAATGAAACCCGGTCAAGTAAGATATATGACAGACGGTGCGTTTATGGGGCAAGGAACTTGTGAATACGCTAAACTCGCTGCATCTACCACAGTCGCTTTGATTACGCCTGTGCCGGAAGCACTGACGATAATCGCATAGTTATATTTGTTTATTCTTTAAAAGCAGGCTTTCGGGTCTGCTTTTTTTTTGTTATTACTCTTATAATAGTATTCCAAATTCAAAAGCAATATATTTGTCTATCCATTATTTCATTGCTTTTTTGGGGTCGTTTGTAATTTTTTGCAGGCGACCTTTTTTAATTAAAAAATATTTTATATATTTGTATCGTAAAAAAAAAGCAATATGTTTTATAGAACACTTCAAAAAACTAATTTGTTAGTCATTAAAAATCCGATAGTCATTAATGTAAAAGATGACAACGGAAAAGTAATAGGAAAAAGAAAAATACAGTACTCGGAAGAGTATAACACTATTGACTACAATGAACAAATCAAGATAGATAAAAACGTGAAAGCAACACCAATCGCTTTTAGAAAGATGATGCTTAAAACGTATGACAACCCTACATTAGAGGAATTTTTAAACACCACTTCGCAAAATAAAGATAATGGTGGCAACCTTTTTAGATTGGTGGACGTTGAAAAAGAAGCAGAGTATCAACTTCAAGAGTTTGAAGTATTCGATACCGCCATTAACTTTTTAAACAAATCAACTCAAAAACAAATTAAAGCATTGGCTATTTGGTTTTTGGGTAATAATGTTTCACATAAGAAAACACCTGAACTTAAATTACTACTTAGACGTAGATGTCAAGCTGATATAAACTTTGCAAAAGCAATTAACGACTTCAAAGAAGACGATAACAAAGAAATTAAACTTGTTATCGCGTCTGCTTTAAGTAAGGGTATTATTAAACAGTTCGCCAACAAAATTATTGACGGTGAAACAGACAGCAGAATTTTTGTTAGTTCCGACACAAAAACGGTATTAAATGAATATGCCGTTTGGCTCACAAGAAACAAACAGGGCAAAGAAAATCTTGATGATATAATTGCCAAACTCAAATAACGACTGCCAATTTCGATTAATACGTTCTCACTACTTTTGTCATAGCCGGCTGTAATTAATTTTGCAGTCGGCTTTTTAATTACTTTTATATTAAACCTTTATTTTTATCTTTTGTATATTTGTCGTATGATTGATAGAGTAAAGAAAACAGTACAACAAATTCTTAACAAAGAGCAATTAGGTTACTTAAAGCCATTAGCTTTTAATCTATTTGTTAATCAAGGAGTTAGAAAGATTGTTAATAAGTCTTTGGTAGATTTAAAGAGCAACCAGAGAAAAGAAAATTGGATGCTTGAAGGTAAAAGTCTATCAAACCTTACCGCACATACAAAACAATTAGTTGAGTATTTTTCTTATGTAACAACATTATCAACGCCTTACAATTTACCTACTGATTTAGATTTTGTCGAGGACGTGTTTTATGGCAATCAGAGAGTAGATAAAATTGATTATGCTACATTAATGGACTTGCGTAGAAACATATACGCACAACCGACAGAATGCACGCCAAAAGCGTCATTAGTTGGCAGAAAGTTAGTAGTGTTACCTAACAGCTTAGGTGATTTAGAGCTTCATTATTTAAGAAAGCCGAAAGTAGCCAAATGGACGTATATAGAGTATCAAGGCAAACCTGTATTTGACGCAACCGCACAAGATTATCAAGACGTAGATTTGCCTGATGTATTCTTTGACGATTTAGTTTCTATTGTAGTTGAATTAGCAAGTAAAAGTTTACGAGAGTTAAATATCACGCAATTAGAAAACGCGGAACAAAATCAAGAAAACCAATTAGATAACAGATGACAGAGCAAGAATATTATAGCAACCAAGATAATTGGGGAAACTTTATAACGTTAGAGAATGTTATAGACAATATAATGATGACTGCCGGCGATGACAGTTATTTCAAAAATATTAAGCGTCATCAATATTCAATATACGCAAAACAAGGACTAAAAAAACTTAATTTAGACGTTGGTGGAAATGTCAAAACAATGGCAATGGAATTGCAACCGACAAAGATTATTCCTTATCCGCAATATATGTTAGATTGGCATAGAGTTAGCGTAATAACCGATTGTGGCTCACTTAAAGAATTGACAGTTAATAACACGCCTGCAACCGAACACTACTTACAAGACCACAATGGCGATTTACTATTCGACCACGACGGGAATGTTTTACAGGCTCACGATGAAAACATTGAACACGCAACCTGCTTACCTACACAATGCACGAGTGAAACAACAGATGATAATAATTTTAATAGTAGTTGGGCAAAAGACAAAGGAAAATATTTTGAATTTAGCGATGATTTAGAAGGGCGTATTATAGTTATTGAATACACTATCAGCTCACTCACTTCTATTAAAGATTGTGATATTAAGATAAGCGACAAGTTAGAATTAGCATTAGATAATTATATAAGATACAATGCGTTACGAGATATGCGGAATGTTCCGAATATTGTTTGGCGAGAATATTATCAAACATATAAAGTTGAAAAAACGAGAGCAAAATCACTAATGAATAAAAAGTTAAGTGTTATTCAAATTGTGTCTGCAATAAATTTACGGTTTTAAATGGTTATTAAAAATTTGTTTATCGGGGGTATAATGGATAAAGATACCCATAAATCCTTTGTAAAAGCGGGTGTATTTCGCCACGCAGAGAACTTACGTTTTTATATAAATAACGGTGAGGACGGAACAGGTGTAAATATCAAAGGAAGTTTAATGGTGTCTGATAAAACAGACGGCAAAGTTTACAAAACCGTAGGCGCTTACTTTAATAATGATAAAGATGTAATTTATTATTTTTTAGCACCCGACACAGAAACAGCAGGACATTACAGTAAGATTATTGAGTATGATATTAAGACAGGTGTTTCTACAAGAGTGTTAGAAGGGGAACTTAGTTTTAATTATAATGATTATATTACAGGCATAGACGAGATAGACGGACTTGCTTACTTTTCAGAATTAGGTAACCCACCAAGACGAATTAATGTAGAGAGAGCTAAAACTTTGGCTGTTAATGCTTTTACAGAGGACGATATTATAAATATTGTATATCCGCCTTTACAGAAGATAAAAGTAACATTACAAGACACAACGACACCCACACAAACACAAAACAATATAGAGGAAAAGTTTATTGCTTTTTCATATCGGTATAGATATTTAGACGGTGAATACTCTGTTTTAGCACCGTTTACAGAGTTTGCTTTTGAACCCGAACACTTTGATTATGATTTTAGCGAGCAGACCAACAAAGGTATGATAAACAAGTTTAATCAAGTCAAATTAGAATTTAATACGGGGTCGGAAAGGGTAAAAGAAATTCAATTAGTCTTCAAAGAATCAGGCAGTAATTCAGAATGGATAATTGATGACTTTGATAAAGATAAATTAGGTTGGGGAAATAACCAATTAAAATCGTTTGAGTTTGACAACTTGAAAGCAAAACGCGCTTTACCTGACAACGTAATACGAAGTCTATTTGATAATGTTCCTAAAACAGCAAAAGCCCAAACAATGATAGACGGCAGGCTGATATACGGAAATTACAAAGAGCAGTTTGATATTGTTGACGACAAGGATATTGACATTGAGATTAATTATGATTTAGAGCAAGAAAACGTTACAAACAAAATAATCATAACTATTAATGGTGTAAATATAGAAATAGGAAGTGGTAACCCGAAACAAACAGCAAGGTCAAATAGAGATTACGAAGTGAAACTCGCTTATCTTTTTAATTACAGCAGAATGACTACTTTGTTGGCAAGCAAAACAAACACGATGCATATAAACGCTGATAAGAGTGATTACGAAAATCATTTATGGGTTAATTTAAAACATAAACCACCGAAAGGCGCTAAATATTACAGGTTTTTTATACGCCAAAATAAAAAAGGGTACGATACAATATTACCTACTTTATTCTATGAGGATGGTGTATATCGTTGGATAAAATTAGAGGGCAGAGATATTGACAAAGTAAAAAATGGTGATTATCTTATAGTTAAGTCTGATACGGACGAAATTAAAACATCTTTAATCAAGACAAAAGTTTTAGAAGCAGAGCATAAAGACAAAGACTTTTTAGGTAACAATGAGAAATCCGGATTTTACATAAAGGTAAAACCTGAAAATTATAGATTAAATCTATCGGATTGGGAAGTCTACAATTTCCACACTTATCACAACACCCGTCCTGCTTATGAAAACGCACTTGTAGATTGTGATAATTACACGAGTAAACCACATTTTTATGGTGATACATTAAACGATTTATCTTGTAATGACGGAGCGACAAACACATTGGGTTACAGAGATAAGAAAAGGTATCTAATTAAAATAGATAACGCAGGCGCAACAGACACTTTTAGTTGGAGTGATGACAACGGTCAAAATTGGAATGCCACAGGTGTAGCGGTAACTGCGGGTGTAGCACAAACACTAAACAATGGATTAGAAATTACTTTTGCAAACGCAACAGGACACTCGGTTAATGATGAGTGGAATATAAATATGCACGGTGATATACGAGACCCTAACCCAAATGACCCTTTTCATCCGATAATTAGAGCATATGGATTTTTTAGAATACGAGGATGGCACGATGACACTTCAACTGACACAGATAAAGACGTAGTCTTTCCTGGTGCAAGAATAGACTTTAAGTACGAGGAGTACGGACGTGT